CTAACTGTTATCAATAAATGCTAAAATTATTTTTAGCATTTATTGATATTTTTTATTGCTGTAGCTCTGTAAAGTCACGAAGAAGACGTTGATGCATATTGGGATTAGTTGGATTCCAATAATGTTGAATATATGCCTTCTTTATTCTGTTTGCCATAATTTTACGGATAGTAAAATGACGATGGTAATGTTTTTTTATAAGATTTGCACTGTTGATTTGTTTAAGATCGCGAGTTTTTTTTGTGTAATTTTCAATAACATCATCGATATATAGACCCGTCGACTGTGTTGCAGATGTATTATTGAAAATACTGAGACCCCAAATTTGACCTTGTTCGTTTAGGAAGACCTCATCGACAATGCCAAGCTCGCATAGAATGTTCCATCCATTGTTTTTTTTGTTTTCTGAATTAAATGGCATCTGTTGATGACTGACCCAAACCAAGTCACCTTTGCTGAAGGACATAAACATATAATTAGGTACGGCGTTGACGTGGATAATCTTCATTCTGTCGCTCTTGTAATATAATGGTTATTGACAAATCAATTTTATATTTTTGTTTAACTATAAAATAAAAAAAATGTAAAAACTTAAAACTCTCCACCTAATTCATTAAAGAAAACTCCGGCGCCAAGGCCAAGACCTATAATCATACCCATTCCCATTAAAACATAAGCAACTATTTTTATACTATCAGACTGTAGTTCTTTTGATTTTCTTTGTTCCTTTTTTAATAAAATAAATCCAGGAACAAAAAGAAGCATACCTAAAAATGTATAAACTACGATACTTGCCATAAATCCTAAACCAACACCAAAAGAAGTATAAGCGATTTCACCTAATCCAGGTTTTGTAGATTTAGCCATATTGTTCTATACTGTTAAACCAAAAAAATTTTCGATTGCTTTTAAATAATTTTCGATTGCAATCGTCCAACTGAAGTTTTTTAATCCATATTCACGAATTTGTTTACGATAAACAAGACTTTTAATTTGATTTTCACGAATAATATCTTTTATATAATTGATATCATTTAGTTTTTCAGTAGGAATAACATCAATCCATGGTAGTGATGTATCTAAATTTGCTGCAGCAAACTCAGAAACTACTAATCCAAGACCACAAATTAAAGCTTCACAACATACAAGTGGATGAGCTTCACCATCACTGAGTAATACTAAGTTAACATAATCAGTAAGATTACTATATAAATAATCCTTATTCCATTCACCTTTATAATTTGAACGTTTTGTATTAAAATTACCATCTGCATTATTCCCAACAAAGTCAATAAACTCAATATCTTGATATACTACTTGACGTTTACGATAATCTATTTTTGCTAAATAGATACTTTTATCTGTAAAAATCGGGTTTTCTGTAAAACGAAATATATTTTCATTTGCACCATTTGGAACAACACATACCCGATTAGGATGACAACCATATTTTAAATACATATTTTCAATACTAGGAGATAAAGCAATAATTTTAGCATTACATTCTATAAATCCTTTAAAAATAGATATATATCCATCATTTTGTCTTTTTTCTAACTGGTCTAAATAACCATAATGACTTGTAAGCATTATATTTTTACATTCAAAAGAATTCCATAAAGTCCATAAATTATCATATTGTATATGAATAACGTCTGGAGTCGAAGCATTTGTTAGTTGTATCATATCATGTGGATTTGGTGTATTTATAATAGTTACTTTAATATTAGGATTCATCTCTAAAAAAATCTTATAATCCCAAATTAAAGATTCTACAGCCCCCCAACCTCTTGGAGGAATAGGCATAATACCAGGACCAATAATTGTAATCCGCATTTTTATATTTTTATATTATATTCTTTAATTCGCTTAAAAAGAAGTTTTTTTATTATATAAAGTAGCTAATGAGGCTTTCTACTAAAATATACAGTCATGCTCCAGTACCGAAACCATCAACAATACAAGTACATCATCCTCCAATGATAGTAAAGTATTTTTTAGCACCTGGACGAATATCTTTTCCAATGTTAAATGCACCGAATATTGAAACAAAAAATAAAATAGAATGGACGTATACTGATTTTTTAGATGAAGTAAAGCATGATGCAGTAGATAAAATAGATATTTTTTCAAAAGATTTACGTGGTGAATTTCAATTAAAAAATGGATTAGAGGGTCTTGTACAGCTGATACCATCAGACCATTTAATAGATGATTTAATTGAACATCATATTGAAGTAAAATATATTCATGAAGATTTAACCGCACAAAATACAATAACGGCTATTTTTGAAATTCTTATGCAGTTATTAGGGTTTGCAATAATTTTACGTGTAGGATTTTTTTTAATGAATGGGGGGAATACAGCTGGTAAAGGACCATTTGGTATGTCTCAGAGTGTAGGCAAATTATTTGACGAAGAAACCGAAATTACAACGAGTTTTAAAGATGTAGCTGGAATTGACAATGCTAAAGATGATTTAAAAGAGATAGTGCAATTTTTAAAAAATGGAGATAAATTTGTTGAAATAGGAGCTCGTATACCAAAGGGTATATTATTAGTTGGTCCTCCTGGTACAGGTAAAACACTTCTAGCAAAAGCAGTTGCAGGTGAAGCAGATGTGCCGTTTTTTTCATGTTCTGCTTCTGAATTTGTAGAACTATTTGTTGGATTAGGAGCGTCGCGTATTCGTGATTTATTCAAAAAAGCTAAAGAAAAAGCCCCATGTATTATTTTTATAGATGAAATTGATGCAATTGGAAAAAAACGTTCATCTAATCCAATGGGTAATTCTAATGATGAAAGGGAACAAAGTATTAATCAATTACTTACGGAAATGGATGGATTTAATAATAATGATGGAGTAATTGTAATTGCTGCTACAAATCGTCCTGAATTATTAGATGATGCTCTTATTCGCCCAGGTAGATTTGACAGACAAGTACTTGTAGAATTACCAGATTACATCGGTAGAAAAGAGATTTTAAAAGTACACTTAAAGAATAAACGTACAGAACCAGAGATTGATTTAGAACGTGTTGCAAAAATAACCATTGGATTTTCAGGGGCTGATTTAGAGAATCTATGTAATGAAGCTGCTATTTATGCAGCAATTAATGAAAAGAGTTTTATAACTAATGGTGATATAAGTAAGGTATTTGATAAATTAGTATTAGGTCCTGAAAGTAAAACACGTATAGTATCAGAGAGTAAACAAAGATTAATAGCATATCACGAAGCAGGTCATGCATTAATGGGAATTCTATTAGGAGATTATGATAATATACGTAAAATATCAATTGTACCCCGTGGAAATACAGGAGGTGTAACTTATTTTGAACCTTCTGAAGAAAGAGTAGACCAAGGCTTATATACACGTGAATATCTTGAAAATCAATTAATGGTTATGCTTTCAGGGCGTATTGCAGAAGAGATTAAATTTGGAACTATGAAAATTACTACAGGAGCATCTCAAGATTTTCGAGAAGCAACTGAACTTGCAATAGAAATGGTAACCGAATACGGTTTTAATGAAACAATAGGACCCTTAAATGTAAGTGATAATCGGGTTGGTGATGCAATTGCAGATGATATTGCAAGTGAAGTAAAATTTATTATTGAAAAATCATATGAAAATGCAAAAAATCTAATTGAGGAGAATATATTTTATTTAGATGCCATTGCAAATGCATTAATAGAAAAAGAACATTTAGAACCAATTGATATATTAAAAATTATAGAGGGTATTAGTTGTTCTTATGATTCACAAACCTCATATTATTCATCTACTTGAAATATCAATAGATGCATCTTGCGCAAATCTGGATTTTTATAAATTAATTTCATATAAGGGGTTTTACTAATAAAATCTTTTTCATTAAAATTTACAGGAACTTTTAAAGCAATATATTTCGTACTATTTTTTATATGTTCGCATACTTCCGATAGCTCTACTTCTGATAAATATAAATTAATACTATTTTTATTTTTATAATCAGGACCACCCCAGGGCGGGTCAATAAAAATTAATTCATTATGAATACGATGACATATTAACATTAAATCTCCTTGATAACATTCAACATTTGAAACGTCTAGAATATTCATATTATCAAATAAATATTGATAACGTATCTTATCTACCTCAATTGCGTTAACATTTTTAAAGTATTTACTAAATGAATATGTATTTCCTCCAACACAAGCTGTAGCATCAGTAATAGTTTGTAATGTAGGAATTACCCTAAGTATATCTCTTGAAATTCGGTCAGCTGTATATTGGTCTGTTACGCTATACAGCGCTTCATCATCTAATTTTAAACTTTTTCGTTTATCTAATGGTATAAATCGAAATAAGAAGTCTTTTTTATCTTCCATTACCTTATATGTTTAAGCTTATTTCTGTTTAAAACACTTTTCATTTAGTAAACGTTCTTGACTTAAATCATTATGTTTATAGTCTTTTATTTCATAGTTTATCTTTAAAATTTCTGGTTTAATGTTTTTCATTTTTTCTTCATAAGTTTTAATATTTAGATTAGCCTCTTCGAAAATCTGTTTTTCAAATGTAGCTACATTTTCAAGAATCTCTTTTTTACATTTAGCCTTCTCTTCTCTATTCTTAATTGTTTTACATTTTTCATTTAATAGTTTTTTTTCTAATTTAATTTTCTCCTTAGCATCTTTAATAGCCTCTTTATTTTTATGAACTCTATATACTGCATCTTCATATTCAATTGTATAGTCTTGTAATTTTTTCTTATTTTCGTTAATATTTGATAAACTCATTGGTACTTCAATTGTTTCTAAAATTGGAGATGCAAATTGTCGTATATCTTTTTCTCTATTTAAATAACTAATATACCCAGATAGTTGTTCTACAAATTCATAAGGGTCTTTAAATTTACCATTTTCTGTTAAGTATTTAGATTTAAATGTTTTAAAGTCTTCTGGTATTGGTTCATATTCTTTTAATAAATTAATTAATTGTATCATATGCATAGGATTTGATGTATAAGGTGTTGCTGTCATTAATAGTAAGCGGACTGAATCTTTCCCAGATTTAACATAAGAGTCTTTAATATATTGTTGTAAAACTGAAAAATTTGGACGTTCTTGAGAAGGCAAATCAGAAGAAAGTAATTTATGTGCTTCATCAATAATTATGAGTGTTTTACGTAATGGGTCAACTGCACCATTTCTTTTAACCATCTCTTCATAAAATTGATTACGTTTCATTAATAGATTTGAAAACTGTTTATAAGTAATTGGTGTAATCCATTTACTTGAAATATAATCAAATGGTTTTTTAATAGCTTCTTCTGCTGAAAAATTTTTTGGTAAATTTTCGCGAAGAGTAACAGAACATATTTGTTCGAACATGTTTTTCCAAATATCACCCTTTAACGTATGACGAGTAACCCATAGAATTGAATATCCTTCTTTTTCAAAACTAGTAGTTGCAGCAGCAATACCAGTACATGTTTTACCTGTGCCAACACTATGCCATAATAATAAGCCTTTATATACAGAAGCTGGTTGAAAATAGTGACGGACAAAATCTTGAGAAGGAGTAAACTCCAAAAGTGGGGCGTCTGTATTATTTTTAGGCTCTTTAGTAATACATAAATTTTCAATTGTTGGTTTTTCCCATGTTTGATGCTTATAACGTTTTTCAATAAATTTTTGTAAATTGCCATAATATAAATATTTAGTAGGTGGCTCTGGTGGTACTTCAAATGAATCCACTATTATTTTAACATAATCAGTTATTATTTTCTTTTGTTGAACGTATACATTTCCATATGGAAAACTTTTAATTTTATCATATATCTTTCGTTGATTTTTAAATATATAGATATCTGGATTATGCCATGCTTTATTTAAACGACTACAGTAATCTTTGTTTTCAACAATTTGCTTACATAAAAATGCTTTAGGTTTTTTATCAGGGATTGATGAAAATACTGGTTTTAAATACCATACAATAAGTAAAAATGCAACTGGAATTGCTAATGCTTTTCCTTTACAACCATTTTTACAGTTAATAGGTCCTTTTTTCTCTATTTTCATACCATATTTAATAATAATATCTTTGTCAATCTCATCCGTATCCATTGGTTTTGGAAAACTTTTATCTGCTTCATCATAAATCTCTTTAAAATCGGCGTTTAATAAATGAATTGGAGCATTTTGTTGTAAATCTACTGAAGATTGTATTGCTCTTCTTTCTAATTCTTGGCTAAACGATTGAAGGGATATATCTATATGACTTTTTTGTAAAAATAATTCATATAGAGATGAAGTTTTATATATTGATTGTAAAGCTTCAGGTATTATTGTTTTATATTGATATACATATAAAGGCCAGCCTTTTTCTTTATCAAAATTAAGTCCTTTTTGTCCGCAAAAACGTGTACCGCGACCAATAATCTGTTTTTTGTCTGCTGTAGTGATAGGTGTTTCTAAAATATGAATATAACGAATATCAAAAACATCGATACCTTCTTTAAATCCAGCATCTAGAATTAAAAAACGAATATTTTGTCCGAAAACATTAGTTGGTCTTTCATTGAATAGTTGTAAAATTTTTCTTCTAAAACGAATACCAATATCCTTTTGATATAATTTAGAAGATGTTAATAATGCAAAATTATAGTTGTTATTTTGAATCGGTTCATCTATTGATAACTTTGAATTATATATAAGATGATATTGATTTGCAATAAAAGCGGAAGCAATACTTTTAGCACCTCCATTCGATTTTAAATCGGAAAAAATGAGGTGTTTGTATAGATGGCCGTCTTTTTTTAAATCAGCTTCGTCTAATTCTTTTATCTTTTGTAAAATTGTTTCAATTTTAGGAGAAACAATAGATAGTATATTTTTTACAACTTTTGGTTCATATGCAATATGGTCTAATTTATGAGTATTTTCATAATTAGACCAATTTTCAACTTCTCTAATACAATCGGCAGCGGACTTAGACATCTAAAAATAAAAGATATTAATTTTCTTGTAATTCTTGTGGATAACATAAATTATGGATTGTTAATGTATCTGTTCTTCCAACGCGTTGTGCTCTACCAATAGCTTGATATTTCTCAGCGGGCATTTGATGATATATTATAACATCTGTAGCACAACTAATATCTATTCCACAACCAGCATGATATGTATTTAATAATATAACTTTAATTTTTCCATTGTTAAAATCATGAAGAATATTCATCATGTGTTGTGTAGAACCTTTAATTTCACTATGGGAAATCTCATTCTGTGTAAGTAATTTACATAAATTATAAAATTGTGAATCCAAACGAGAAAATAATAAAAATTTACCCATCGGTTTTTTTAATATAATTTGAATTAACTGTTCTTCTTTTTTTAATAATATTGGAATATTCTCATTTTGTATTGGTAACTGATTTACAACTGCTCTAATTTGACTACTATTGATTGGTGTACGACATTCAGGACATAGTAATATTTTATTTCGTGTTTGAACTCCATTATAAGCCATTTGAAATAAACATTTACCACATAAAGTATGAGTACAATTTAAATAAAGAGGGTTATCTAATGTATCAAAGCAAATAGGGCATGTTTTTGTAGTTAAATCATTTAATCGTTCAGATAAGCTATCTAAACGAGTTTTAAATCTATTTAATTCATTACGTGAGTTTCGTAATCGTGATTCTTTTTGCTCTGTATCAATATCTAATGATTCAATATAGGCTATCTCTTTTTCTTTATTTTGAATATCTTTTATAAAATCTTTTTTAACAGATTCGATAAGAGATTGTTCTGTTTCTTGAGTTCCTCCAAGTTCATGAATAGCACCTGCAATATCATTTACGTTAATTTTATCACGTATAGATGGGCTAACAATCATAGCAAGCATACTAATATTTTTATTCATTTGGCATAGATAATATAATTCTATGGGTTCTGGAATATTAAAAGACTGTGTGATAAAAGACTTTTTACTTTTAACAAGAAGATAGTGAATACGTTCTTTATTTAATAATAAATCTACATGAGTTGAAATACTTTTAGAATAACTATAATTTATTAAATCAATGTAGCTACTTGTAATTAACCATAAATATTTAAAATCCATTTTAGGAATCTTATAAATAATATCATGTGCTTCATCAATTAAGATTCGACTAAAACCAGGTATAAATATTTCAATTTCTGTTAAATAATCAAACCATACTTTAAGCGTAGTATTTTTTATTAATATTAAATCAAATGATTCTAAAAAAATTTGTAATGCTTCTTTATTTTTTGGTAATACCTTTTTAATAGTATGAAGAGAATCAATTGATAGATATTTTAAGGTTGTATCTATCTCAATTGTATTTTTCCACTGCATATATACAGGTCCTCTAGGAACAATTACTAATGTTGTATTTATCAATGTATTTAATGGTACTGAAAAGGTACGATTTTTAGTAATTGTTAGATTACCTGAATATCGTGAAATACCATAGCTATGTATTTGGTTTTGATTAATAAAAATACTATTTAATGAAGCTTCAGCAATAATAGATAAACCAATTAATGTTTTTCCATATCCAACGATATCTCCAATAATACCAACATTAGCAGATACTTGAAAAGAACCTTTAAATGTTGGGGTATTATCTATAAAATGTATATAATTTTCAGGGTCTGGTACATAATATTGAATATATTGATTTTGTTCCATATTTATAGATTTAAATAAGGCACTTTTCTGATGAGGCTTTAACTCTTTTATAATTTTAAGAGGTTGATTATATAAAGGATCGTTCTGTGATAAATAGATTTGATAGTTGTGATTCATTATCTGTAATAAAAATGAAATTAAATAGCTTTATATCAAAACCCATAGGTTTTATATTTTTTAACAAAAGCATCTTTAGATATTAAAATATTTAATTGTTTAGCTTTTAATATTTTTGCAGAAGTATCTTCTATATTTGTAGCTACAACTAAAAAGGTTGATTTAGAAACGGCTGTACCAATTTTACCACCCAATGATTCTATTAGTTTTTCCCAATCTTTATTTCTGAATCCTGTAAATATAATTATTTTATCTTTAAAAATTAAATCTTTTATAGATTCATAAGATTCTGGTTTACTAGATACTTTACATTTAAATCCAATCTCTTTTAAAAATTCATAGAAATATGGTAATTTTTCTAAAAATGTAGACATTGTTTTTTCACCAATACCCTTTACTGAATTTAATTCTGTTAATAATTTCTCATTTAAAATATCTGGATTAGCAGAAACAATAATTTTAATCTTCTCTTTACCAAAACCACGTCCGAATAAATTACTTGCAACCATAAGTTCTTCACAAGTAACATTTTGCATTCGTTCTTGTAAAGATTTTGACATTTTTTCAGCACCTTTTTCTTGTACCCCTTCTAGTAATAGAAAATCGTCTTTTTTAAGAGCAACAAATTGAGAAATAGTTTTAATACCACTTTCAAATAGTTTTTTTACAACACCCTCACCAATAAACATAATATTTAAACTATTTACAAAATTTTCTAGTTGACGTAATTTAATATCATCATTTTCGATAGCTTGTTTTATCATAATATCAACACCAGTATCATTCCATATAAATGGGATATCTGGCATATCTGGATTACCATTAGCAGAAGGAGATATAATTTGAATTATTTTAGGTATAACATCTCCTGAGCGAATAATAACAATTTTTGATCCAGGTCCAATATTATTAGAGAAGATATAAGAAGCATTATATCCAGAAGCTTTTTGAATTTTTACTCCACTAATATGAACTTGGTTAAAATGAACGATGGGTTTTAAAAAACCGTCTTTACTAATATTCCATTCAACATGTGTAACAAGTACTTCAGCTTGAGCATGTGTTAAAATGGTTTTAAATGCAAAACTGTATTTAGGATTTTTACCAGGAATATTAGGATAAACTAAGTTATCTCTAATAACAATTCCATCAATTTCATATAGACTATCAGTTCGACGTTGAATTAATCGTTCAGATAGATATTCTAAATTTAATTGAGAATTATCTATTATTTGATAATTAACAACATTTAATCCTATATTTTTTAAATATTCTAAAGCATTAATATATGGCATTTGTGGTTCAACTAATTCATATGCTATAAAATCAACTAATTTAGCTACATCGGGATTAACCTTTTTAGAGTTTAAAAGTCCAGCAACTACATTTCTGGCATTGGCTCCAATATTTTTGTTTTTAGCCCAATTATCCTTTGACATAATAAATTCACCTCTGACAATAGTAGGTTTTGTAAAATTCCAAGATTCATTTTTAATATATGGTAAAATCCCATTTATTAATTGTCCGTATTCACCATCACCACGTGTATATATACTAAATTTCTTTTTTGTATCATATACGACTAATCCAGAAATACCATCTAATTTATCAGTTACTATATATGGTGGCTTATATTTTTTTTGCCAATTAGATAAAGCTTTAGGGTCATCTCGTATCTTATCTTGAGACCCCATCCATGTAGGTAATTTTTTTTTACGGTCAACAGGTGCACCAATTATACTAAGGAATGGATGATTGGGGTCTTTTTGTTCGAGATAGACAAGTGCATAATCGTATAATTCATCACTTATTAATGTTTGTGTTGTATTACGATACATATAATTAGCTTTTTCTAAAAACGGTACCAATGTATCTAATGAAATCGAATCTAAATATTTTTTAGGATTTGTAATAAATTTTTTTAAATCAAATTCATCCATACTTTATAATAATAATATATTCTATAAATGTATATAAAGAGGTTTTTTAATTAATATTTAATGATTCCTTTAAAACTTATACGTGGATTTATGAGTATTTATACACCTTTAAAATATAAACAAGAACAGTTTCAAAGATGGTTATTATCATTTATACCAATCTATTTACAACAGGTAATATTTATTTCAGAAGGGTCATCATTTATTAAAGAGATTTACAATTATACAAATGGATTTCAATGGAATAAGATGAATAATAGTGAATTTAAAGATGGTTATTATTTATTTACATATTGGTGTGCTGAGAAATACAGTATAGAGCGTATTATATTACATACATCTCATATAAAAAAAGCATTACATATAAATGATTTAGATAACTTATGGGCGTTTCATGAAGCATCTCTAGTAATTCTTTTAAAAAAATATATTAAAAATAATCAATTAGAAAAGATATTAGATATATTTTTAAACGATGAAAATATATATAAACTTTTAATAAAATATATACCTTGTATGGAAATTTCAAAAAATATTACACCACGAATAGTATATATACTATCTCAATGTGAAAAAAATGAAGGTGTTGATAATAAGCAAGAGGATTTTCATGTAAAGTATTATACAGATATTTTAGATGAGATTGAAAAAAAATTAGATGAATATTTAGTTGCTTGAATCTGTTTTATGTTTCTTCTTTCCTTGCATAAAGATAGAGGATTCTTATGTTAAATTTACAATCATCTGCCTACAATATTCGTAATGGCGGTGAAGGTCAATATGAATTTTTTGCAGATATTTCAACACGTTCTTTATTAACAGTTCGTATTGGTGAAGGGGCAGGAAAGATAAGTTCTGGATCTGGAAATGCCTTTGTGGGATTTGAATCAGGAAAAGAAAATAAGGCGGGTAGTTTTGGTGTATTTGTAGGATTTCAAGCAGGTAGTTTAAATGAGAGAGGAAATTACTGTACCTATGTTGGTGCCTATGCAGGAAAAGAGAATAGACGTGGAGATGAAAACACATTTATTGGTTTTCGAGCAGGCGAACTAAATAAAGATGGTTCTCAATGTGTTGCTGTTGGCTCTTATGCTATGAGGGAAAATTATTCAGGAAACTTTAGTGTAGCTGTTGGCTATCGTGCTGCAGAACGTACACTTAATGCAGATTATAATACAATTATTGGTGCGGAAGCGGGTCAAGATAATCGTAGTGGAAATTTTAACACTATGGCAGGTTATCGTTCAGGAAGAGCATTGTTTAGAGGTAATGAGAATACCTATTTTGGAGCTTATGCTGGATACTCAAACTCATTCGGTGATGGTAATTGTTTAATTGGGTTTAGAGCAGGTTATGAAGTTACTGGTAATAATAATGTTTTAATTGGATTAAATGTGGCTTCAAATTTATCAGGAAATGAGAATGTTATTTTAGGAGCAAAAACACTATTAAAATATAATACAAATGGGAGTGTTGTAGTAGGATATAATATTGGAACTTATTTTGAATCTGGAAATTGTAATGTATTTATTGGGTATAACGTTGATACACATGATAAAACAAATTCATTTGGTATAGCAATTGGAACGAAAAATGTAAAAACTTATCATAATGCAATTAGTATAGGTCAAAATTTAGATAGTTCTGGTTTAGCATCAGTTTTAATTGGAAGAGGTATTATATCTGATTCAGATAATGCGATTTCTATTGGAAATGATATTGATATTACAAGTGTATATGTTTTAAACGACCGTTTAGATTGGCGTTTTCCAATTAATCAGTCTAAAACTTATGATGATTATGATTTACAAGAGTTTTATTCAGATACAATATTTAATGGAATTAATTCTAATACATCGGCTATTTTTTCAAAAAATAGTATAAATATTTATAACTCGGGGGCAAATCGTCGTATTGGAACAATAAGTACATTAGATTCTAATTTAACAAATATATTTTACTATCATATTTTATACCAAGGGCTTGTTTATCCATTGACAGATAAAGGATTTTTATCAATACCTGATTTCTTTTTATATATTAATGATGAAGCAAATATAAAAACTAAAAATCTAGATTTAATAACATTTACTACAGGAATAACTGGAATATCTGAAGAACAGCAATTATTTAAAAATAATTTTAATTTAAATAGCGTTTTCCCGATTGAATTATATAATCTTAATCCAGAATTATATAGTTCAAAATTAGGAATATTAGGACTTAATCTAATAAGAATGGATGATTTGACACCGCAAAATGAGTTTATTTATAAAATATATTTTCCAAAAAGTTATGATGCTTATAAATTAAAATCAAACTATCAATCAAATTTATTTATTAGAAACAGTTTTAATTTAATCAAAAATACATCAAATATTATATGGTCTCAAACTCAATGGATTTATGATAAAACAAGTACATATTTAACTAGTAATTATATAAATTATTATACAAATACTAGTAATATTGTAATAAAACAGCCTAAATATGGAAAAAATAATACAAACTTATTTGGTTCTAATTTTACATTTAGTTATCAATTATACCCAGAATCAATTTTTGCAAGTAATGATTCTTTTAATGTAGCTACAGGGAGAGAACTAAATAATATAATTTCGATTAATTCACCAAAGACATTTAATATATATATGTCGAATGTGGAATACTTTAATAGTAATTCGCTTTATCTACATCCAATAAAACCATTTTATTTAGATAGAGCTCATATTTTACGTAAACCTCTTTATTCACCTGCAGATTCTATAAATATTGAACTACCAGCAAATATATCATTATATACTCAACTAATGAATTATACATATAATGATAATCCGATTACACTTACATATCAAGATTTAATTAACCAAACTGTTTATTTATTACCAACTGATAGTAATATTTCAATTAACGCTCAAGTAAAAGTAACTATTGCAAATACATACTATCCATTACATTTTTTGTATTATAATAATAGTAATTATATATTGGATTCACCATTATCAAATATAGAATTATATTTACCTACCAGTAATGTATTAGTACCTGTAAGATTACCAAATATAAATATTGAAAACATATATGTAAGAAATTATCCAATATCTGGTATATTAACAATACCAGATGGTATTACTAATTTAAATAGTATAACATATCAACCATATCATCCTTATAATAATGATAGTACACAATTATTAATTCAATATACACAGGCATCAAGACCATATTATAAAATTTTAAATATAGATTTTATAAGAAATAATACAGATTACTATGGATTAGATTTATATAAATTACACGAAACACCTATAGATATATTAGGAACTGATAATATTTATACGCTATTATCTTCAAATGTAAACCAAGTTATATTATCAACATTATATGATGAAGTATTTAATATATCTGTATCAGGAGGTTCTATTCCATCAAAACAAAGTAGTGCTAAATCATATACATGTAATATTAGTACATATAATTGTAACGTCGGATATATATATAGAAGTAATATATATACTGATGATACATATACATATGTTTCTTATACTAATTTAAATAGTACAGACATTAGTAGATTGCCATTAAATATTCCATGGAATGGAGTAACATGTAATATATATTATTACCAATATACTGGCGAATTACCAAGTGTAATACCGAATACAGGCTCATTTAATTTACAAACATTAACTAGCAATGGAGTTAGTTATAATCAATATTATTTCTATGGTGCAAGTACACCTTATTACGAATATGAAGTATTAAATAGTGGCAGCGAAAATATATATTGGAGATATATAAAACAGATAAAACAGACATCATATTATAAATTAGCGTGTAATATAACAGTACTTTCGTGTAATGAAAATTATAATTATAAAAATTATTTTAGTATAGAAGATAATCAATATTTATTTCGTTCTAATATATTTA